GTTTACTAGAAACTATACCTACTTTTTCACTCCTGGGACGAGTAGTGGATTTCGCCAATTTAACAACCACTCCCAGGGGCAATGCCATTTCTATGGCCTGCACGGTCGGACGCCTAACAAGCGTGCTGGTAATATCGACAAGTGTTCTAGTCTGCGACAACCACCTTTGATTGGTAACCAAGGGTATAACAAGCAACAAATCCAAGACCATTGTGTGAGGTAGGAGCTCACATTGCTTGCGAGGGGCGAAATTAAGGGGGGACTGAAGAGTCTCACTGTAAGGCGCGACGGTGGAGCGTCTCACCGAGGTCACGGAGGACCTCGTTAAACTAATCTCTGGGTGTGGTGATCACAATCTTCACCACCCTTGGCCGGGCAAACAACCGTTTCACACACAACAGTTCACCATGGTCACAATCACAAGCGCAAAACGAGTTCTTGCAATCTCGAAAGGGTTGGTTACCCTTTCGTCCAAGCTGTCAAGCACTGGAGAGATCACAAACACACGCTTGGGGCTAGTTGCAGCTAGTTCCATCGCTGCCGGTACACTCGTTTACCGGTATGCACTACCCTGGCTTCAATCCGAGAACGCAATCTTGAGACAAGCTCTGGAAGGGGGTGGGTCAAACCCCGTGGACGTTGACTCAACTGTAGTTGAGCACCAGCCGGCACCTCAGAGAGAGGAGGTTCTGATGATCGGTGACGTGCCATTAGTCCTAACGGACGAAGTGGTACCGGTCGAAGCCGACGCACCAGTGAAGCGCCGTATCAGAAAGGGCTGCCGCGGGCAGTTCATTCGTGAGATGGTGGCCGCTGTGAAGCTGCGTTTAGGCACGCCACGATGTACCATGGCCAATCGCCGCGCCGTTCAGCGCGTGGCACGCGAGGAAATGCGTGAGTTTAATCTCCGCAAGACCGTCGCAGCATCGGTGATTCCACTGATCGTCGAGGCAACGTTTGTTCCCAGCAAGTGGGAGGTTCGTGCCGCGGAGGTCAGTAACAGCTGTCTCGCCCAAGCTCGCAAAGCCAAGATGGCTGTGCTGCTTGAGATGGCTGGTTTCACCACTGCTTAAAGCAGCTTGGGTGTTCTCTATGGGGAGCGTCATGTTACGACATTGACGCACCCGCAGCTGACCATGGAGATAGACACCCAGGCTGTGGCCCGGACGCGCCAGATCTACGTAGTAGAGGGGATCTCTGGCATTAAGCGTTCGTTAAATTGTAACGATCCCGACATCAACACCCTTAACACAGCATTGCTGGAGCGGGTCTTCTACCACAAGGTCGATGGAGAGTATCGATTAGTTGTGGACCCAAACCCCGTAGTCGTCAATGGACGATTGCGTGGGTTCAGGAAGTCTCTTCTCGGACATCTCGGAAGTGCCTCCCCTGTTTCCCCTGAGCAGTTTGCTCAGATGTACACTGGACGCAAACGAACGATTTATGAGAAGGCGGTAGAGGATTACACTATCAACGGTGTGCGCAGACGCGACGCATACAGTGATAGCTTTGTTAAGTGCGAGAAGGTACCAGCAGATAAGGCACCAAGATGTATACAGCCTAGAAGGCCTGTCTATAACGTTGGCGTGGGGCGATATTTGAAGCCCATTGAGCATAGAATCTACAAGGCCATACAAAAAGTCTTTGATAGTAACACACCAGTTGTTCTTAAAGGGTTTAACGCAGTGGAAACTGCGGACATAATCAAGAACAAGTGGGAGGAGTTTGAGAATCCAGTGGCGTTAGGGCTGGATGCAAGTAGGTTTGATCAGCATGTGAGTAAGGAGATGCTTGCATGGGAACACAGCATTTATAATGCCATGTTCCATTCGCCGGAACTGCGGCGGTTGCTCAAATGGCAAATTCACAATGTTGGATTTGGTCGGTGTGACGACGGCACAATCAAGTACAAAGTAGAAGGAAAGAGATTCAGTGGTGATATGAACACCGCTCTAGGAAACTGCTTGATTATGTGCGCCATGATACACGCGTATGGACAGGAGAGGGGGGTGAAGCTTGATCTAGCCAACAATGGTGATGATTGCGTTGTTTTTATGGAAGCACGTGACTTGGCCAAGTTTGGTGAGGGGTTGGATGATTGGTTTGAAGACATGGGATTTGTCATGACCAAGGAGGACCCAGTGTATGAGTTACACCAAATCGAGTTTTGCCAATGCAAGCCGGTGTTCGGAGCCAATGGGCTTATCATGTGTCGAAATTTCGATAAGGCGCGTGAAAAGGATACAATGTGCTTGTTTGACATTTCGAGCCCCTCAGCCGCTGCAAAGTGGTTGGGGGCCGTTGGCGAGTGTGGGTTGAGCCTAACTTCCGGGATCCCAGTGTTCCAGGAAATGTATAAGGCTTATATCCGACACGGAGAAAAGAGTAACCTTGCAGCAAGCGTGGGATGGGAGTGTGGGATGACCCATATGGCCCGCGGACTGTTTGCAAAGGAGGGGCACATAAGTGATGATGCCCGATATTCATTCTATGTCGCCTTCGGAGTCACCCCGGATGAGCAAGTAGCGCTCGAGGAATACTACCAGCAGTGGACGTTCCGTGCCCAAGTTGAGGCACGTGAGGTAGACACTGTTGGCACAGCTCCCTTCTAAGCCTGTAAATGACAAATTGAATTGGTAGTAGGTTTGTTAAGATGGTTGGTAAGAATAAAAATCAAAATAAAAAGAAAAGTCGTAAGCCGCGTCGGGCCACTGATGCGACGATGGACAACAGCCTGGTCGTTCGCGGCCGGAATGGACCCAAGATTGGTGGATCTGGGATGAACCAAATTGGTTCACTGCAAGGAAGGTTCGGATTGCCTACAAGGTACCCCCTACCGACTAATGATGTGGTCCCAGCAAATTTCAAGTTTACGTTGGATGTTTCCAACACTGGCACAAGTGTGTGTGCTGTTAGCTTGATTTATGGTTCGGGAACATCAGCAGGGGCCGTGTTGTATATGAACCAGTTTTGCCCTGGGTTTAACAACATGGCTACTTTGTACTCGCGTTTCTTGATCAAGCGGATCAAATTCGGGTGCACCCAGACGACGTCGATGACGGATGGTGGATTTCACATAGCTAATTATGAGGCGACGTCATCAACTTCTTCGTTACCACCAACAAGTGTTGCTGATGTATCTAATACACAGCATCTAGCGTATGGCAATGTTGCCAACCCAAGTTCCTTTGTTGTCCACCCCACCGATTACTACAATGATTGGCGGGCGTCGGTTGGAGATGGTTCAACCACCTCAGCGTCCCAAATGGGTGTCACACAGGTGTACATTCGTAATGGATTGCCGGCCACCTCACTGGTTGCTTTGCTAACAGCGGAGCTAGAGGTGGTATTTTGTGGTTACCGATTCTAGGCTTGTGCTAGTTGTATTACATAGGGTGTCTGTGGCTCGTGACCACATTTTAAAAACACGCTAAGCCCATTATGTTACACAGAAGTTCCGTGTGGTACCAAGACCACTAATACGTAGCTAGCACATACATTTCACATGCTTCTCGCAGCAGCAAAAATTTAAACCAGGTGGATTCCTGAGAGATGATCGTCACATCAATAGATCGGTTGAGATAGAGCCCTGTGTGGATTAACCACCCACCCTCCGGGACTAAAACGATGAGATGTGAGGACATAATAAACAAAATTAGTAGTGTATACCACGTAGTTGTGGTGAATTTCATATTACTGTATGTAGCTGCAGCATGCTCGACGGCATGCTGGGTGTTGAACCTCCACAGAGTTGGAGTAGCGCAGTGACCTAGGGGCGATCCTAGGGGGTTCACGTGGCGTAGTCAGCATTT